ATCGTAACATCGTGTCTGCAATTTGGCCCACCTTCCAGTGGCACAAGTGGGCAGAATTGTCCGCGCAAGCATTTTGCACAAATACCTATGAGGTTGATGAGGCTAGTGGTAATAAATTTGTTCGTAGTGTTACGGGTCTTGCTGGCGGAACCGATTCTGGCAAATCTTACGGCATGGCGGCATTTGCTTTGGTCAATTGGTTTTGCGATCCCATCAACACCATGTGCATTGTGGTTTCAACATCTAAAATTGACGCAAAACAGCGTATCTGGGCAGCGTTGGTCAAAATGTATCGCGAGGCTCGAAACGTAGGAATTGCCGCTGGTCGCCTGATTGAGTCAATGGATATTATTAAGCTGTCTGACGAAGAGGGGGCCATCATAGACCCGAAAACGGGCGTTAGCGATGCATCATCTATTATGCTTTTGGCGGCTGGTGACGAATATAAAGATGACGCGCAGAAACGGCTTCAGGGTAAAAAGAATCGTCGCATTGTTCTTATTATCGACGAATTACAGGACTGTTCGGCTTCCGTGATTAATGAGGCCATTTGGGGTTTCAAGGGTGCGCAAGAGCTTTACGTTGTCGGCGCGGGAAACCCCGCATCCATATTTGATCCCCATGGAAAATTTTGTGAACCCATAAAGGGGTGGATGAGCGTTGACGAAGAAACCGCCAACTGGAAAATAAGAGTAGCGGGTATTGAGGGGGTTTGCCTTCGCTTTGACTCAGAAAGAGACAACCCCAACCAACAGGCGTTTGACGCTGGTCTTGGATTGCGTTATCCGTTTCTTCCCAAGCCGAACGATATTGCAATTGCCAAAAAAGAACTTGGAGAACTTAACCCGCAGTATTGGAGAAAGTTTCGCGGATTTTGGCCACCAGCGGACGCAGATGATTGCACGATTGTTTCAGATATACTGCTTGCGCGTCATGGTGGACTAGACAAACCAATATGGGACGGAACACCAAAGGATATAGCAGGAATTGATCCAAGCTATACAGAGGGCGGCGACAGATTTGTTTTTACTCACATGAAGTACGGTAGGCTAATATCTGGCAAGTGGGCAATTGCCGTAGAAAAACAATATGTTTTAAACAGAAGGCAGGGGAGCCAAGAGGATTTTCAATACGAAATGATTCAGCAGATCAAAGACTTGGCGAACAAAATAGGAATACCAAATCAGTGGATGGGGGTGGACGCTTCCGCTGGCGGCATTTTTTGGTCTATTGGAGAGCGAGAGCTATTAAAGGGCTGGCACGCAGTGAGTTTCGCTGGGGCTGCGTCTGATCTTCCTGTTAGCGCACAATACGCCATGAGAAACGAAGTTACAGGAAAGCCTCAGGTTGGCAAAGAGTTGTTTCACAATATGTCAAGCGAACTGTGTTTTGTTGCTCGTTACTTTTTAGAATGCGAACAATTAAAGGGTATTACGCCAGACTTGGCATGGGAAATGACACAAAGGAAATACGTCAGAAGAACCCGCAAAATTATTATTGAGTCAAAGACCGACATGAAAAAGCGGATAGGAAAATCTCCCGACTTATTCGATTCTTTTGCCGTTGGATTGTTTGTTGCTCGCAAGGTGTTTGGGGCTATGGCGGGTTCAGAAGCCATAGAGGAAAAGAAAAGAATTAACAAAGAAACATTCAAAAAGATTAAACAAACCTTGACTCTTAGGAATAATTGGTAAAAGATATTGTTGTATTATTGCATGGAACTCCCGATAACCGAAGTAAACATTTGTATTTTAAAGGGGCAAACCTTTAACCAAACCTTGTTTTGGGAAACGGGAGAACCATTAACGCCAGTAAACCTTGCTGGATACACGGGGAAAATGGAAATCAAAACCCACCTCAACAGCCCAGAAAACATTTTAATCTTAACAACCACAAACGGAAGAATGGTTTTAAACGAACAAACTGGATCAATTAGATTAACCCTGTCTGCAAATGAAACCGATTCCGTAAATGTGGATGAGGGTGTTCATAGAGTTTATTTGACAAACAACGGGGTTGCCACCAGAATATTCCAAGGGAAAGTCTATTTTAATACATGAGCAAACTTTGCATTCCGCTGCCATCTACTAGCGTAATTGGTGTTGCGTCTTCACAGGCCAGCGCACCAAGCTCTTCTATTTTTCGTGTTGAGACGGAAATCACAACCATCAGTGGAAGCGGCAGCAATTCCTTGAAATCTATTGCGACTGCCACGGGAAGTTCTTATCCCGTAGGAATCTGCGTGTTTCTTCCCAACGCAACCCCGCCATCAACGTATCAACTGGTGGCGGCAAATACCGCAGAAAATATCCCGTTCGTTGTGCGCCCCGCTGATTATTCAACGGCCACAAATGAAAAAGTTTGGGTTCAAAGAATGTAACAATGAAAAATATTTTTACCATTATTGCTGTTTTGTTTTTTGTTGCTTCTGCTTACGCGCAGACGAGGAACGTGATAGCAGATACAAATGGCATTGTTGTTTCTCCGACAAATTTTTGGTCTGCTGACGCATCTAATGCCAGAAGCGGTCTTGGGCTAGGAACCGCCGCAACCAATTCATCGACAGCCTTCCAGCCATCATCTTCGGTTCTTACCAATTTGGCCAACAATAACGGATCAAGCCTTACAAACATTTCTATATCCAGCATAAGCGGAACATTGTCCATTGCAAATGGTGGAACTGGCGCAACAAACGCAATTGCGGCTAGACAAAACTTGGGATCTACAACTGTTGGCGATGCCGTTTTTATTGCAACCAACTCAGCAGCGGCAAGGCTGGCTATTGGGGCAACAACCGTTGGTGAAAATTTGTTTACATTGGCAAATCCAGACAACATTAGGTTTATACGGATTAACGCAAATAACACCATTTCTTCTCTTTCTGCCGCCGATTTTAGGACGGCCATTTCTGCAACGACAAATCAAGGAACGGTAACATCGGTTGGATTGACTGTTCCCAGCTTTCTTTCTGTAAGCACTCCAACAATTACCTCTAGTGGAACATTCGCCATAACCCTAGCAAATCAAACCTCGCGCCATTTATTGATTGCGCCCAATGGCGGCGGTATTCCTGCGTTTCGTGGATTAGAGTCGGACGATTTGCCAAGTTTGGCAATTTCAAAAGTCACAGGGCTTCAAACGGCGTTAGACGGAAAGCTTTCAACATCAGGAACTGCCGCGCTTGCCACAAACGTTACTGGAATTGTTGCGTTGTCAAACGGTGGAACGGGTGCAACAAATGCGGCAACAGCAAGAACATCCCTTGGTCTTGGGACGATTTCTACGCTTTCTTCAAATGACTTTCAACCATCAAGCTCAAATCTTACAAATTTGGCAAATAACAACGCCATAAATCTTACAAATTTCCCAATTTTAAATCAAAACACAACAGGGACGGCAAGCAATGTTACTGGCGTTGTTGCCATTACAAACGGCGGAACTGGCGCAAGCAACGCAGCGACCGCCAGAACCAATCTAGGACTTGGATGGAGCGCATTAACAAACACGACATCAAGTGGGTTCCAGACAGCCCTATTCGGATCGAACACAAATCCAGTTCTCGTCAATACCAGCGGCTCGGTTGTTAGCCCGACAAATTTTTGGCAAGCGGCCCCTATTAGCACAACGGTTCAAAGTTTTACTAACGTTACAGGAACAGTAACAAACGTTGCCACAAACTCGCGTAATTTGTATTTGTATAGCCTGTCGCCATCAGTTAGCGGCATAACAAACACCATTACCCTTCCAACAAACGGCTCAACATTTAACGGAGATGTGGCAACCATAATTCATTCTGGAAACACGAATTCAACAACGGCAGTTAGACAGCTTGGATCTTCAACCAATATTATTATTCTTAACCAATTGGACGAAGCCGTAAGGTTCATTTATAAAGAAAATGCTTGGACGTTGGCCGACAATATATCACAAATTGAGCCAATTTATTTTTCTGGAACAAATGCTATTGATAATGCTGCGGCTAGCAGAACAAATCTTGGTATTGGAGCAACATGGCTTACCAACACCAATGTAACTAATTTCAGAACGGCTATTGGTCTTGGGGTAACAAACAATGTTACGTTTTCAAACGTTGTTGCCTCTGGAACACTTACCTCTACTGGTGTTGTAACAGCCATTACAAACCTTAATGTTGGCGGAGCTATTGCCGTAACAAATGCCGCGCTTACCAGAACAAATTTGGGGCTTGGCGGAGGAATCACGACAAATCTCATTCTTAAAAACAGTGCAAACAATGACACCTACATGAATTTTTCAAATGGAATTTTGATCTACGGTTCTACGACACCCCCGTAATAATATGGCAAACGAAGGCAATGCAGAGTTGGAAAATTTAACAAAAGCTGGCAGTGCGCCCCAAAAGCGCATTAAGTCATCTGACAATCTTGTTTCAATAGCTGATAAATATTATGAGCAAGATGAAGAGGCCAGTTATCTTCGTGCAAGGGCTCAGGCTCTTGTCAATGGTGAACCTCCATATGATAGCGACGAACTCAAAAACAAGGGATTAACTCACGTTGTTAACAGCAACTTTGGCGAGGCTTCTGCC